AGTAGCAACATCATGAATACCAATCTTGAAATACAGATTAATACGGTCAACCAAAGAAAAAGTCTCAAGAGACATATCTTTGATCTCAAAGAAATCTTCTTTATTCAGTTCAGAATAACCACGATAGAAAGATTTAGTCAGACCAGGATACTTTACTTTCATCAGACGTTCAATACGAGCGTCTTCTACAATGTTCAGATAAGACTGAGGAATTCCATATGTATCTCCCCATGCATTTGGCGTATAGATTGCATGACCAACTTCATGACCCACCAGAAGGTCATAAACATCGTCACTCACATTTTCCCAGATAGGAAGACTCAACACACGGTTTTCCACATCAAAGGATGCAGTGGGAACATTGGAGTGTTCTACAGTCAGGTTCTCGGTAGCAAGAAGCTTTGCGAGATTACTTTTAACTTGACGGTTGATGGTCATGTGTGGTTTCCTGTTGATAGAACTATCGTATCACGGCTACCACTGGTCGTCAAGGATTGATCAATAAGGGTTCCTTATCAATCCTGGAGAACTCATAATACCTAGAAGAACCCCAAACTTTTTGGTTTGTATTGGCAGAAAACCCCTGGTCATATACTCTATAATAATCTTCTCCAAGAATTGCACTGTTTTGTAGATACGTAAGTTCTCCATCACGTTCAACAAAACACTTACAACCCTGTATACTGCCAGTAAACTGAGTGCCGTCAAATATAAATGTTGTATCACAATTCTCTTTGTATGTCATAGATATATCATCTAAATTTTTAAGATGACAATGTTTATCTTCATCAACTTTATATGTTTTCGTGATAATCAAATTGTCATTCTGGGTAACTTCCATTACAAATTGACGATATGGTTTTTCTTTCCAAAAATTCTGTTGTTCTCCATAAAATAAATTTTCACCTATTCTTTTGTGAACAACTCTTACATAAGAGAAAAAAGTTGGATACGAATAAGCTTGCGTTTTATTAGTAAACGTACCTTCGATCCAACTATTAAATTTATCTATCATGAGAATGTTACTTTACTAAAGTTTTTAACCTTTTCAAATTTCATAACTCTATCAAATTTATCGTGCAGAAGTTCTCCTTTGTGGGAAATGATAAAGATGTTTGAATCATCTGTAACTCCTCGTAGAATACGTAGGAAGTCTTCAGTTCCAGCAACGTCAAGAGAAGAATCAAATACTTCATCTAGAATCAACAAATTTGTATTTGCAGAATTTTTGAGTTTAGCAATAGATCTCCACGTAAACATTAATGCAAGATCAATTCTCATTTTCTCACCTTCAGAGAATGAAGAATACGTAAAGTCATCTCGAAAACGAGATTTAATGCTTTCGTTAAACTCTTCATCCAAAGTAAAGTTTACATAGAAATCAAGCATCTGGAGATACTGATTAATTAACTTATTCATCACTGGAAGATACTTCTTAATGATCATGGATTTAATTCCAGTGTCTTTAAGAAGACTTGAGATGAGATCATAGTTTCTACGATCATCCTTAAGTCTGGTGATTAAATGTTGTGCAGTTATTCCTTCTGCTGCTATCTCTATAAGTTTATTTTTCTCAGACTCAATATTTCCTTTATTGGTTCTCAGTTCTTGAATCTCATCTGCAATCTCTCTAACATATTTGTTATTAAGACTCATAGCATTAATTTGTTTACGAATTTCGTATGTAAGATCAGAGATTTGATTTACAATTGTATTCTTATCTTCTATCTTCTGTTGAATGTCTATGATTTCAGTTTCTACTTTGTGAAGTGCTTTCTCACATTTATGGATCTCTTTGTCACCTTCTTTAATTGCATTGGTCTTGAGATCTTCACTTAGATCTTGATTGCAAGTTGGACAAATATCATTTTCAGCATAGAACTTTTTACTCTTCTCAAATTCTTTAATGCGAGAAGAAAATCCATGAGAGTGTCTCTCTAGTGTCTTTAGTTCTTTTTCAATCGTCTTATAACTTTCAAGCTCTTTTTGTTTCTCTTCAATTTGATATTCCATCTCAACAATTTTGGTTTCACAATTAGAGATATCATGGTTTAGGTTCTCAATTTTTTCTATTTTTTGTGTAATAGTTTTTTTGTTCTGCGATTCAATTGTTTTGATGAATTGTTTCTGAAGGTCTGCTTTCTCTTTAAGAAAACTAATTTGAGATTCAGATTCTTTAAGTTCCTCAGAGGTAACTTTGATACGATCCTTTAGAATCACATTCATGGTAGAGAAGATTTTAATATCTAAAAGATCTTCAATAACTTCCCTACGACTTGCAGCTGGAAGTTGCATGAATGGAACAAACGTAGATGACCCAAGAACTACAATCTGTGTAAAAGATTTATAGTTCAGTTTGAGTACAGTTTGTTCAAACCACTTCTGTTGATCTACGGCAGAAGAAGACTGATCTAGAACATTTCCATTCTTGATAATCTCAAAAATAGCAGGTTTGATTCCACGACGAACTTTCCAGTCAACACTACCAATAGAAAACTCCACCTCAACTACACAATCTTTTTCGTTGATAGAGTTTATAAGTTGGTTCTTATTGACTTTACGAAATGATTTGTTGAACAATGCAAATACTAGTGCTTCAATGATAGTACTTTTTCCTGCGCCATTTTGCCCAACAATTAAAGTTGTGCCATGACTGTTCAGATCAATTTTGATAGGGTTGTTTCCTGCTGCAAGAAAATTTTTATAGGAAACACTTTTAAATAAAATCATAAGACGGTTGGACTGGAGGGATTACAAAATCGTCTGGGGTAATAACAGCGTAATTATACCCGAATCGTTCACAAGCCGCAATGGCCTGTTCTGGTTCAATTTCCATCGCTTCTAGTTCAGGAAAATTATCTGCCTCCAAAAGAACAATATAACGTTGTGCATCATCGTACTCTTCAAAAAGTTGAAGTACTTTTTCTCCAGTTTTTGTTTCTACGGCAAATGCACCTTCGCCTTCTTTATCTTTTAGAGTTAAAATGTACATCACTGCGTCTCACAAGCTTCTACGTAAATAGACTTGATGATAGATTTTAATTCTGTTTTATTGACAGACATTTCTATCTCTTCTATGTATCTATTTAATGTAGTAAGGGTATCCTCGCACTCTAGATCACCAGAATCTTCTTCAAAATTAAAGTTATCGTCTTCGATAATTTTGAGATCGTGAATACCAACATCATAGAGACGCTCTACTAGTTGTTCAAACATACGATTGTTTGTACGTTCTTCTACAATAATTTTAATGTAAGAATTTTTATATTGTTGTACATTAAATACTTTGTAGTCATTCTTGGCATCATTATAAAATATTTTTCTAAACATCTTATATGGATTTTGAATGAATGTTGTATCAAGAGTTTCTGGATTTAAAAGATTAAATCCTCTCTTTTCATTATAATCATTCCAGTACAATTCGTATGGGTTGCCGAGATACTCAATGTTACCTTTCTTTGATCTGTGGTGAAAGTGTCCAGAAAATACTTTCTCAAAGTTCTGGAACAATGATGCATCGGATCCGCCGGAGAATACGTGTCCTGGATGAGCAACAAATCCATTCAGTTCCAAATGACCCATAACAACTCTAGAATCAGTTTCATTGATATGTTTCATTACCTTCTCACGGTTCTCTGAGTTCACCCAAGGAACCATAGTAATCTTGAGTCCTTCAACTTCAATATCAGTAATCTCGCTATAGATATTGATATTCTTATATTCTCCAAGTAAAAGTTCTGGAGTGTTGATTTTGTTTGTGTTCTTGTAATATGCTGTATGATTTCCAACAATCATATGTACATTAATTCCCATCTTTTCTAGAGTATCATAATACTCGGTCTTGATGCGATGCCATGCACCCAAATCAATACCTTTCCTATTATCAAAAGTATCTCCAAGATCAATTAAATTTTTGATCTTGTTTTTTTGCAGGTAGGGAAAGAACACATCATTATAGAACTTCATGAAGAATTCCCAGAAAATCTGAGAAGACTTTCTTCCATCTAGATGTTGATCGCTTATCAAAGCAATTGTCATAATAAAGCTCCTTATCGATTTACCTTAATTTCTAAACTTTCTTTAATGCTATTCAAATCAGACATACTGAGTCCAGATCCTTCATCGACAGAGAATACTTCATCAAAACCAGACTTCTCCAGAATACGAGCTTTGATGTCTAACTGTTTCTTTTCTCGTTGAATACGACGAAGGAATGCAAAGTAAATAATTTGCGTGAAATAAGCAAATGGGTTTGTTGATTTAGCTGGATCAAAGTTGTCAATATATTGGAGACAGTTTTCAATACCATCGCAAATCATATCATCCTTAAACATGTAGTTTACAAAGTTTGGACGATAAGACAAGTGAGTTGCAATCTTTAGAAAACATTCACCAACATACTCAGGAACCTTTGGTTTAGGTTTACCTTGATCTTTAGCTTCTTGAACATGGATTCTATATTGGACTAACGCATCCAGGAAGTCCTTATTGTTTACATAGTGTTCTTTCTTTTTCATGAAGCATGAGAATGTTTTTAGTGTAGTAACAGTATACCATAAAGAAAGGGCCATTGACAAGGCCCTTAAATCTCTGTATAATAACTCTGTCAGGGTTCAGAGCAAGATCTAGCTTAACTTATAGATATTCTCTAGAATCTTCCTGGCATCATCTACCTTTGATTTGAATCCCATCTCTGCGTCTAGTTTTACCTTAGATGAGTTTTCAATATTTAAATATTTCTTTAGTGTACGATTGTAGATTGAAACGATACGACTATCTGCTTCATACACAGTAATTGTTTTTTCTTTCTCAATGAAAACAATATCTTCTTTAGAAAATTTAATCCAAGGTCTAAGGTCAACTTTTAGCATTTCTCCTTTTGATGTTTCAACAATCTCTTCATCTACAACAAAAGGATTTTCAATTACAAAACCATTCTCTTGTTCGCAGACAATAATATTGCCGATAATTTCATCTCCTGATGTTAGTTTAATTAGACCAAGAAATTCTGTATTCATTCGTTCTTTCTCCTAAAATTAATTGGGATAATTTCATAATTAAAGTTTTCTTGGGAGTAAGTTTTGATTCTTTCGATCATATGATTGAGAGTATAATTTCTTCTCTCTCCCTTTGTAAAGTCATCAGCAATATCATACAAGATTGCAGAATCTTTAGACTCACTCTTCCTGAGTGCTCTACCTATTGATTGTAAATTTCTAACTCTTGATTTTGATGGAGAAGCAAATATAATATTGTGCAAATTCCGAATATTAATTCCTGTAGAGAATGTACCATACGATGCAATAATAATAGCATCTGATTGTTCTTCTGTAATTCTTCTAACTTCTTCTCTATCTTCAGTCTCTACTCCGCCATGTACGAAGAAGACTTTTCTATTACCAGATACTTTACTATTTATCATATCGTATAATATCTGTCCGTGCTTTTCCACGTAAGCAAATAGAACCAGAGTATTACCAGTTTGATTTAGTGCAAGATTCTGAATAAATTTATTTCTTCTTTCATGACGACATATGTAGTCCATTTCCTCTTGATACGACTCAAATGACGACTCATCGTGCCGAAGAAGAAGGATATTAATTTTGAGACTGGAGAGATATCCTTTGTCAATAAGTTGTTTAGTCTTGACAACTTTATTCACAGGACCAAATAAACCTTCAAGAACTAACTGGTTTGTATTAGATCCATCCAGAGTTCCAGTGAATCCAATACGATGTTTGCAGTTGTGAAGTTTGGTCATGATACCAATCAAAGACTTTGCTTTGAACTGGTGTGCTTCATCTCCGATTACACAATCAAATTGTTCAAACCAGGTTTTTGGCATCTTGTAGATTGATTGCCAAGTTGTAACTGTTACTGGTTTGTTAGTTTGTTTCTCCTTACCAGCATAAATTTTGTGACAGTAATCTTCGGAACTCCAACCATAACTATCAAAATCTCCTACAAGTTGTTCTACAAGAGAAGTTGTGGGAACTACAATTAAAGTACTTCTATTACTATCAGCAAAGTAACGTGCGATAGCATAGATCATCAGGGATTTGCCTGATGCAGTTGGTGATAGTAGAAGTCTACGATTGTACTTGAGTGCTTGATAGATTGCTGTATATTGATAATCTCTGACCTTAAATGGAATATTCAGAGACTTTACATAGTCAACAATACCAGGTGCAGAGATAAGTTCATTGGTTTCGTTTGGGAGACCATAGAATTTATTGTCTTTATTTTCGTAGGAATATTCTCTTAAATCTAACCAGTCTACAAGATAGTCATATAACCCAACATAGATTTGTCCATCAGCTGGACTGAATAATTTAATTTTGCCATCCCACAATCTTCTTTTGTATTGTGGCATAAATTTTGCATTTGGAACCTCAAAGGTAAAGTATTCGGATAACTCGTATTTGATGTGAGGTTCGCAATCAACTGAGAGATAGACTTCGTTCTTTTTCTGAATAATTACATCCGCCATTAAACACTACCTTGCATAAATCGTTGCCAATCAATGCTGTTTTTAATTTGGAAACCGCGATTGTTGATGCAACTTAGAACTTTTTCAAGAAAATAAATGATTTCCTCATAATAATTTATGCGAGTTTGTAACAGTTGAATTTCAGGATCACTGTCCATGTACAGAGCAAGATCCTGTTTTAAAATTTTGAGATCAAATGGTTTCTCTTGGTATACTTCTGGGCCCGCTTTGCCAGTGTAGTATTCAAACTTGTCTCTGATTAGAGTTTTATATTCTTGTTCTTTTTTGATCTTGAGTAGTTTCACATCCGAAAGATAGTTCAGATATTTACTATGCAGTTGTGGAATTTTTAGAGATTCTTCGTCTAATAATTCACGATCCATTACAGAATCTTCAGCCCACTGGGATTTAATATTTTCAAGTGTAATCATAAAACGTCTTGGTTAAATGGTGTGATCCAGTCTTCATTTGAATTTTCTACGATTTGAATTGTTATATTTTTTTCTTGTAGTTTTAGTAAAAACTGATTTAGAGATGCTCTAACTGTATCAGTGGTCATACTACCAGAGTTATCAATAAACAATACAATCTTAGATCCATTTGGTATATTATCTAGGCCGCACAATGAGTACCAGTCTGAAGCGTTTGCAGAATTACCACCATCTCTATTCACTCGTATTGGCCCAAATGTTTTATTTGTTTTTCTAGATCCAGTAAATGATGTATCGGTAATCACTACAACTGGACTTGTAGCAATCACCACATTACTTTGATTTTTTATTTGTACAGTAAAACTTTCAGAACCTTCGGTTTTACCATCCCTCCTCAAAGACACATTAAAAAATGATGCGTTATTATTTACAGTAAACGTGGTGGATAGTGAACCATTGAAATCAGCAGAGTTTACAACTTGAGAACTACCTACAATAGTTGCTGTAAAAGTAGAACCATTTGTTACTCCAGTTGTAGTAACATTAAATCTCAATGATGATGGAACTGTTAATGTAGATTCTGGAATGATAGTTTGCTCTGGTAGTACGTCTATCGTAAATGGAGATTCTGTAATTGTAGTTGGTCCAATAGAATCAACTATGGGGCCAGTAATAGATCCAGTTCTCAGTGATACTGTAAAATTTTCATTTGATTCATTTTGATAATCCTGTCGTACATTTACCGTAAAGGATCCAGAATTATTGTTAATTACAAATGATCCACTTATACTTGTTAAGTCTACTATGTTAGCGGCATTACCAGAAATTGTATAATATAATGTAGTATTGTTTGGAACACCTTGAGTAGTTGCTGTAAATGTTATACCTTCACCCTCATTGACCGATGATGTAGCTTGAGACAATGTGTATACCACAAATGATGTATCAGCAACAGTTATTGTTTGACTGGTTGCAACTACTGTTCCAGTAATACTATTAGTTCTAAGTTGTAATGTAAAAGTTTCAGAACCCTCTGTATTACCTAATGATAAATCATTTGATAAAATTTTTGATATGGATGCGGTATTATTGTTTACAGTTACTGAACCAGATAAAGTTGAATCTGTAAAATCTGATGAAGTTACTGCACCAGTAATTGTATAATATAAAGTAGTATTATTTTGAACGTTTGTTGTTGTGACAGTAAATGTAACTGTATCTCCCTCATTTACTGCAGTTGAGGATTGAATTATATTATATGTTGGAGCTCTTTGTAAACTTAATAAACCACCACCAATAGATACAACTTTAAAAATTATTCCACCAAGTTCATACGTAGAATTTAAATTTTCAGTTATGTTCCCAGAAGAATTGAATGTAAAAGTTTTTGTATCCGAGCCGTTTTTTAAAATTATTTTATCATTGGATGTTCCTGGAAGATACAAATAATCTCCAGGAACTATTCTTCCAGACAGATCAACAGTTTCATTATATGAAAAGGGAATTATTTTTATTGGTGTTAACGCATTAGTTCCAGAGGGATAATTTGCAATTATAGGAGAAATGTCTCCCATGTATGAATTAACAAGGTTGCTGAAAAATAATCCTTTATTATCTTTTAAATATTCTTTAAAGGATAACTTATTTACTGATGTTAGTGTCATGGTACTGGTTGCATAAGACCTGCGTTAACTAAATTATTATATAAAGTAGGATTTCCTTGTTTTACACTGTTAGCACTAATTCTCATTTCAAAATGAGTAGTTATAAATGCATCTAAATTTGTAACTGGATTTACTGATTCACCTCTATCAACTTTAATCAACCTTGCCATAGTTTCAAGAGCGGTTATGGGAACTACAGTTGCAATAAAAAATGGAGATGCTGGAGACATATCAAGAAGAGTTCCTAAAGAATCTGCAGTTTGTTTTCCAAATTTAGATTCTACACTATCTAAAAAATCCTTTGTTGATGCAGAAATGGAACCACCTCTATTAAATCCATAATTTTCTGGTACTGCTAATTCGTTAGTTGCTGGATCAACATATGGTGGGAGAGAACTTCCTCTATTTAACATAGTCAAAAACCACCCCCAGTCATTTTGTCCAGTTGATGGATTTGTTGGTGTAGTTGCTGGTACGTTTAAATTATCAAGAGGCATCACCGTATTAAAATATCCAATATATCTTTGTTGATCAGCTTCTGGGGGTCTCCATAAGTATGGGTTATTTAAACTTCCGATTGCATTTGGATTGTTTATCAAATTTAGATTTGGTATTACCCAACCGTTTATAAAAAGATCTGCTGCCTGTGGTATTGATCCAATCAAACCAGCAATTTGTCTCAGAATTTGATTTCTAGTTTGTTCATTTTCAGACGACAATGAAAGAGAATAATCTGATAATGAATCCATGAAGCTAGAAAACTTAGTTGCATGATCACTCAACCATCCCAATAAAGTGCTTCCTAAATTTCCTCCAGATTCAAGTTCTCCCCCAGGGCCTCCAGGACCAGCTGTATGTCCAGATCCTAATAAGACAAGTATTCCCCCCAATGGTCCGCCTTCTCCACCACCCAAAGCATTACCTATAGCACCTATTCTACCGTTTATAAGACCACTAATATCTTCAAATAACCCTCCATTTTTATCTGGTTCTGGATAACCATCTTTTGCACCTACTCCACATGTTCCTCCAAATATTGCAAACGCAGTTAAGTTAACAATTCTAAAAAAGAATAAACTTACCTTTGGCCAAATTCCAATGGTTTCTGGTTGTCCTTTTCCATAATTAGATATTGCAACTTCAACTATGATTGGAGGATTATTATTCTCCATTAAATTTTCAACTGTTATTCTGGTTTTTATACAACCACTCCACCATTCATAGTTTTCTTCAAACTTAACATTACCATCTGTATCCAGAGGGCCTCTAGGGAAATTATACCAACATTGTTGTACAAATCCAAGATTTCCAGTAGTTGTACTTATTACTATTCTGCCAGAAAGTCCAGTGGTTGTCCTACAATATGGACCTAAATTATTAGTTGAGTTTACTAATTGTTGAGAAAAACTTCTGAATGGTGCAACATATCCAGTTTTAAATGTCCACCCAGCTGGATTAGTTCCAATACTTCCTGTCAATGGGGAATAGTATGGAAAAAACGTACTTACTTGGGCTAATCCAACTTCTATAGGATTTGAATATTCTGCCATTTTATTTTTATTTAGACGAGGTTTCTTAAAGCAGTATAGATTTCATTTGGTGGATACTGAGTATATACTCCACCTTGATATGTATTTACATCAGCACTAACAACAACAATACCATATCCAATTTTTTGATACACCATAGTGTTTTGTAAAACTCCATCATTATATTGATAAATTGGTATGCCTCCAGTAAATTTACCAGTGGCATTGTGGAAAAGAACTGATGGAAATCCTGCTGATACTACTTCTGGATAAGTAGATCTAGTCATACTTCCAGATGTTGCAAGGTCTCCATCCTGTCTAATTTCAGAACCTAACAGAGTAAGAATAGTATTCATATTCTGTTGATTTGAACAACCAAATCTCACCCATTCACCAGAAATCCAAAGAACTCCACCTGATGCAACATAAGAATTTACTTTATCTAAACTGCTAGAGTTACCAAGTAAAGTTACCATATCGGCAAGGTCTCCGCAACCAGCCTCAAGACCCATCCTAAACACTCCATATTTACCAATATTGTCTATGGTGTCTGCAGTTGAGTTATTGAATAACGGAGTTTCTATGCCTCTCTGACTTGTGGATGTATAATGCCCATATGTTCTATCATATGATGTTATGTATTCACCAGAACATAAGTTGGTAATAGTTGCTGGATCAGTTTCTTCCAAGAAACTTGGTGGACAATTTAAAACTTCTGGGCTAGTGCATGATGCTGGTTGCAACAAATAGAATACTCTATTTGGATAGTTTGTTCTAAACTGTGTCCACTTTGTCTCCATGTTTGATGAAGAGTGTTCACTGTTTTCATCAATTACAGCAATACAAAGTCTATTTGCATTTGTTTGTGGTGTACCAATAGTTACAGTTGTAGATGCAGTTGCTTTACCACCTCTACCAACTGCAGTGATGGTGTACGTTACTACACCATTTACTGACAATCCTTTTACTTTAGATAATGCAATATTTCCATAACCATTATCAATTGGAACCTCTCCAACCCCCTGATCAATTAATAAGTATTGAGCATTGGATGAGAAGTATTCAAGTTTAACATCTGTAGATGATACAGTATGGGAAATTGATACCGTTGGGGGGTCATAATTAGCGTCTGTAAAAAAACCAGTCGCTCCTACCTCCTCTATATCATAGATAGAATATTTGAACGTTGCGTCTACAGCAAAATATTCTGTATCTGTATATGTTGAATCAAAGTTAAGACCGCCCAAAGATACAGGGAAAAGATCTTTAAATTTGATTCTAAATTTTGGATTAAAGTTTGAATCTAATACTAAAAGAAATCCATCACTGTATGTTTTTTCTTCATATGAATCACCATCGGAATAGATAACCCAGTCTTTTGATGACTCTGGATGACCTAGATAACGAATCCAATTGTGCAATGACATGTAATTTTTTAGGTCTTCATCAACTAAAAACCTAACTGTTAAATCATCATAACTAACTTCATCACCTGGTTCTGGTAATGTGTTCCATCTAGTTGCTTGCGTTGCAACAGCAAGATTTAGTGAAGGGACATTTGCCGACTGACAAAAAAATGATACCCCAGGTAGTTTATTAATTTTGAATTGAAATCCAACACCCGACAAAAAATTTTGTGGACAATTTGGATTATCGGCAAAATACGCCATAACGTTTTGGAACTATTTATAAAAAAAAGAGGGCCCGAAGACCCTCTTGAAATTTGTGAAGAATAACTCACATGAGGTTGATAACTCTGGTTCTTCTGTAGTATACGTTGCTGTTTGCAACAATTGCAGAAGAAGACTGAGTGGTGCCACGTGAGAATGGGTTTGCAACCATTCCGTAACGTGTCTTGAATCC